GGGACCGTGAGACATTGCGGCCCAACCGACAGGATGGGCGCGCAATAAAATACTTTGACCTTCATATGAAGGAATAACAGAGCGCAGAGCAGTAAATGATGATACCTGCCCCACCAAAGCAAAGCCTTCGCCTGAACCCAGGTTTGAGCGAAGAGCCGCGTCACCGATGTTCGACCATTTCCCTGTGGGGTTTGCAGCCGACCACACACCGCCATCGTTCTCAGGAGAATCTCCGGCAATGACGTGTTCAAGCTCACCAAGGTATTTGTACCAGGAGCCATTGTAGTAGACGATCTGCTGGCGATTATCTACAGCCAGACCAACAGCCCAGTTGCCAAGCTCCTGCCAGCCGATAGCTGCAACTGCCTGCTCGCCGCGACCAGTGATGTAGTCTATAAAGCGGTTGAAGATCATCTCCATGCCGTGCCAGGTTTTGCGCAGTACACCAAAGCGATCAGGTAATGATTCCGATTCCCGGCCATTGACTAACTTATCGAGGTTAGTTGCATTCTTAAGCAATACCTCTGGTGATGACGAGCCAAGTTTTTCGATGTTGGCCATACATTGTGCTCCAAAAATGAAAAAACCCGCCGAAGCGGGTGAATTGATTTTTTTGAAATTGCTAAGCTACGTCGCCAGGGTATGTAGCGTCGTCGTATGCGTAAAAGATTTCTTTATATTCCGGGGCTGTGACCTGGCAAGTACAGTCATCAGACGGGACAATTTCCTGAACGATACCGTGCCGCGCCCCCTTCTCACTGTCACAAAACAACAGGCGAGGTAATTCAACATCCGGATCATCCATAATCCAGTCTTCCGGGTGCAGGTCGTCGTTGTACGGTATAGTAAGGGTGAAGTCATCGACACGTGTCGGCGTTAGCAAACGAGTCGACGGCCGCCCCCCCTGAAACTGAATCCAGCAGCGCGGATTAGCATAGCTCCAGTCAAGAAGCTCAGTGACTGTTAACGTGATAACTTCATCATCGAATGTCACGCCTTCTATCAGACAGCTGATTGTTTTACCCGTCGGAATATCATCAGAAAGAATGATGTGATCGCCAAACTGATAGCACCAGCCAAGAAGCTCAGTTGTGCATTCATAGGTCCTGCGCTGGTGCAGATATTTCATGAGCCTGCGCATACCTATCCGGTAAGCACGATCTGCAGTCATTACAATGCCCAGCGAGTACGACTCCACTTTGCGTGGCACAGGATTATCAGCTGTCCGACACTGAACGATTTCCTCCGCCCAGGTAACCGGATTAATATATGTGACGTCAACACCATCATAATCATCATCAGAAGGGGCCCTGAATGATGTCTGCATTTCCTCTACCGTATCCTGGGGAGTGATGATCCCGGTCCAGGTTTTGATACCTTCGCGCCCGGCAGATAAGAGCCCATCTGATAGCAAAAAATAGCTCATGCCTGCTTCGGTGATTTTGTCGAAAATATCTTTCGCTGAAGCACTGTCGCTGCTTGCCTCATAGTCAAAATATTCTCCCCTCGGCGTCCACCAGGCAGTTTCAAGAGCATTTATTGCAGAGGTGTCGAGCTGATTAGCATTAAATCCAAGACTATTTGCCACATGACGGAATGCGCCGCTTATAGTTCTGTTACCTCCCCCCTCATATTCACGGGTAGCGACCACGCTGACGCGCCTGTCAGACTGTGCCGCCAGCTTCCCTCCGGTTTCAACGGTAATTGCCCAGGTTGTTACACCTGAGTAGGATACCGGTCTTGCCAGAAGCCTCCCTCTCAAAGCCTGCCAGTACATATTGTCGCGCGAGTTATTACTGCCCTGCTCATTGCGTCGACGACAGCGAACTTCCACCAGCCCCGGAGAACTGAGGGTGATCCGCTCAGTGAAACCTAACCCGTTGATGTTTTTCAGCGCGTACTCGCCCTGGTGACTCACCCATCCCGATCCGGAACCGTAGACGCGATACTGAATCTCCCACTCAACATGGCGAATGCGTTTTTTCCCCTTACTGTCAAAGCCGCAGATACCGTTCGGGAAAGAGAAATTCACCTCGAACATATCCACGGTCTCATTTTCAGGGCAAACCAGGAACGGCCCCAGCCAGCTCAGCGTGTCGTTAAGACCAGTGGCCTCATAGTCGATCATCGTCCTGGCGGTGAATCCCGGCCACGACTCATCAACGGACCCATTAACCAGGCGCACCACTGTTGCCGTTGTGCCGTCGGCAGAGACGATCTGGTACTCATTCCCGCGGTGAGCCAGTGAAAGCCGTTGCACACCTTCAGGCATGCCCGAGAATGCGGTTCCCGTAGTGCTGTTATACGCAAGCGTCACGTTTGCCGTTACCGCCGGGCTGCCGCCGGTTGATGCCGTGCCGGAGGTGTAAACCGGGGCATCACCGAAAACGGCTGCAGGCAGCGAGGAGGATGTGATTGCCCCACCAACGAACGGACTGGCCGCCTCGGTTATCAGTACGGTACCGCCGTTGTCCCGTGCGACCAGGCCGGAGCCAGTGAGCCCCTCGGTGATAGCCGCCAGCAGTCCCGACATCGAGATGTAGTTCGCTACCAGCGACACCGTATAGGTGGTGCCCTGCCATGTGATCATGAACGTACTGGAGCTGTTCGAAAAATCGTAGGTGACGGGAGCCGCACTGGCCTGAATTTTTGCTGCACTGCCACCCTCGCCAGGCACAGCATCCTGACCCGGGGTATAGGACGCAATGACGAGGTCATAATCAACACTGTTGAAACTCAGCGTCACCGGCATACCCGCTACGGGAGCAAGTTCGGTAAGCAATGAGCTGGCAAAAACACTGTAACCAGAAGAGGTGGAGATCAGATAATTTGTCGGCGCCTTAATTTCAACTATGGCCCCCGTTATCCAGCTGTCCGGGAGAGAATTATCGTCCTCGTCGTCATCGTCACCATCATCCGTATCAAGGCCTGTAAAGGTTACGGATGCACCAGAAACCGTCATGCTGTCAGCGATAATATCGTCGGAATCAGGTGAGGTCTGGGCCATATCCAGCCCTGTTCCGCTTGATGTTCCGCCGACTTCTGTCGAGTTGAACCAGTTTTCACTTCGCGGATCAGAAGATACGTCTTCTCCTGGCTGGTACACCTTATCGCTGAAACCATCACCCAGCGAGGCTGCCGGGGTTTCTCCAATCCGTTTATCTCCTCCCGTAAACGAAAATCTCCCCTGCCCGACACAAAGAAACATTTCGACCGTCATTCGCGTTGGATCATCGGGGTCAAAACGGGTAACCGGCTGCACCAGATAATCAGGATAGATGCGGCATCGACCAAACACCTCACGTATCGGGTCACCCAGTTTTGCCGTGTTAGCTTTTGCTGGATTAAGCTCAAGTGAGCGACCACTCCCCGATGAATAACCACCGAGATCGACTTTCGGCCCGAAGAACAACGAGTAGGCTGCGCTGGCAGCTGATATCGCAACAGAAACCCAGACAGCAATTTCCAGCCCCGTTCCGTAGGGAACAGGATAAATTCTGACATCACTGTCAGGGCTCAACTGGCAAAGCGGCCACTCATCGGGAGGAAGTGTGCGGCCATTTAATTCAACGGCAACTGGGTGCGATCTGTCCTGGCTGTACCCAGGAACATTTCTGACCATCCATTGATGCAGCGTAATATTGCCGTGCTCATGAGTTTCAAGCGGTTCTCCGGGGAGCCGGGAAGGGTAGATTCTTATCGTCATTGCCAGAACTCCACACGGTTAAACCGACGGACAAATCGCGGAAGAGGTAGAAAGGTGACATTGGTTCCCGGATTACATTCGGCAACCTGCAACTGGCCATCCAGCAAAACAACGATACCAACATGCGTCACGGTTGATCCTGAATAACAAGCAACCCCGGCCCCGATACAAGGCTCACAGCGTGTGAGGGATTTCATAAACTTCCTGGCCTCACGATCGAGCCCTCCCTCATCTTTCGTCACGCCGGAAAAATCCGGCCATAACGGGAGAAGGAGATCGCCGCGGATTTCATTGATAATGCCGAAACAGTCGAGCTCAGGATAAACGCGCCCGCCCTTCAGCCATTTGACCGAAAGGTATTTATCAGAATGGAACATGTGAATACCTCAGGAAGACATATAACGAAGACCGGGATGTTCAGCCAGGTTATAACGATTACGCGGCCAGGCCGTTTTAAGGATGTTCATATATCCGGCAGTTACCTGCACCGCAGTTGCCGTCCACGATCCGGATTTCACATCAAGGGTGTAAGGCGATGCCGCAGGTGCAGATAAATCAGAGGAGATATACCGCCGAAAAGTCAGTGTTGCCGATTTCATTTCGTCCAGAATTCTGTCAATCGTATCGGATACGACACCATCGATGTTACTGATGGAAAATTTCAGATCTTGCGTTCCGTCGGCATTCCTGGCAGGCAATGCTATATCGATAGCACACCCTTCAAACGTTACCTGCTGCCCGTCTTCTAACGAGGCAGTAATATTGTCCCACCCGCGGGTAAGCCAGTAGTTCTGATCACCTGCCGTGATCTGCAGCGTGTCGTGAATGACTTCAGAGCCGCTGCTTGCATAAAGTTGCTCAAGAATTGTCATGCTCAGGCCACTCTCTGTTTAGCGCAATATCCAGTAACGACTGACCAGCCAGCCATTCCGGGTAATTCCCCCATCCTGTAGGCGGTAACGGACGCTCCCATAACTCCAGCGTTGCGCTGTACTGCCAGTATTTTGGCGCGACAAGTGTCGGACCTTCGTAAATATCAATGAACCTGGCTTTGTAGGGCTTTACCCCGATCGGAGTCTGGAGCCTCAGATAGAACCAGGACTGTCCGTCTTTCAGTGCGTCCCTGAAAAAGGCCTCAAACACCTGCGCCAGCGCATCAGTCTGAAAAATCCATTTAACCGAGGCATGGGTGGGTGTTGAGGTGTATCGCCGCCTTTGCCTTGCTCGACCGGACGTCATTTCCGTTCGCAGTAAAGGTGAGATGGGCTTAAAACCGTACCCGTCCATAAGAGGCATGGGCAGGTACTCATCCGGATAGATAATATCCGCCATTAACTTTCCCTCCGGGCAGTCTATCTTGGTTTTTTGGGCTGTAGATTGGAGTAGATGGCGCGTCCGAATTTCTTCTGGGGGTTATTTACTTCAGCAGTGAGTGTGTTGATGATGCGTCGCTCCAGTGCAGCATTCCTTCGATCTACTGCCAGCATTGTTGCGTCGTCAGGTTGCCCGCTAAACGTGCTACGGGCATCAACACTGACCGCGATTCGTGGTTGCGCCTCAATCTGCCTTGCAGCATCCTGGACTGCCGGTGACTCACGTCCAACCGCACGAACCCCCAGCGAACCATCAGCGCCACGGGTAAGCGGCATGATGGCTTCGGGCCCGGCCTCGCCGAATACACCTGCCCCTTTCGCAAACGCAAAATATTGGGGAGTGCTGTAAACACCATTGCTGTAGGCAGAAAGTGACGGAGAATCGTAAACGCCTCCGAGAGCGTTAAATGAAAAATTAGCTCCCGCGCTTTGAATAGCGGTACCACTACTTGCCGCACCGCTGGCACCGCCAAAAAGACTACCGAACAACCCACCCGCTCCGCCGCCAAATGACGCCATAATTGCTTTGGTGATTAACGCCTGTGTTGCCATCTGGATCAGCGTCTTAATCACCGTTTCGCCCAGGGAAGAGAAAATATTAGACATCCCATCTTTAAAAGAAGCAGCGCCTGTCAGGACGTTTGTCAGGTTGTTAGAGATAGAGTTTGTGGTGGCATCCAGAATCTCGCTGGTTGCAGTGGCAGCCATTGAACTCAGATCAGAAGCCTGATCGGCATAGTTCATCAGGGAATCGCTGATTCCCGCGCGCCAGTCTGACTGCTGTTCATCGGTTTTTTTGTAATACTCCTCCTGAATATCCAGGCGTTCGGCAAGCGCCGTTTTAAGCGCTTCCGTTTGCTTTTTATACAGGTCTTCGGAAATCTGCCCACGACTGAAATCACGCTGTAAATCACGCTGCTGCCTCAGAAAATCAGCGCGAATATCCGCCATTTCCTTCATTCGATCACGGGCTTTATCCCCTTGTCCCGCGCCGAGTAAATCGATATTCCCCCTTTCCCGGGCGGCAGCATTACTGTCGGCCAGACCTTCGCGGAATGTTTTTAACTGTTCAGCGATATTTTTCTGATCAATAAGCGCAGCATTGTGTAGCAATGTTTCCTTTTTGGATTTTTCAAGCGAAGATAATTCCCCCTGAGTAACCTGATATTTCATCTTTGCCAGTTCAGTGTTTTGGCTGGAAAGAGCAATTTGCTCCCGTTGCTGTTTAATCAACCGGGTATAGGTATCTTCGGTTTTCTCCGCCTCGGTTTTCCCATGCCTTCCTTTTGGCTTGGGTTTATTTTCCTGGTTGTTTCTCCATTCATTCAGGCCGTTATTAATCAACTCCTGCCGTCCGGTCTGAAACTGAGGATCGTTAGTTAACCCCAGGTCATCCGCAGCGTAACCCAGTCGTGCGCGTTCTTTGTCCTCTCCTTTGAGTTTTGAAAGCGCCAGGTCACGGCGGCTTTTTTCCAGTGCAGCCGTTTGCTGGGTTGTCAGGTCTACCTGTGGTAAGCGTAGTGGTGCGTTTACCAGCCCCTGCCGGGCCATGAGGAGATTATTTCCGAGACCCAGCAAACGGTTAAATTCAGTATGCTCACCGTTCATCATTAATAACGATTGATATGCTGAATTCTGTTCTGCGGCCTGCTGCCGGATTAATGCTATTCTCCTGTTCTCTATCCCTTCCAGTACCGACTGGATCGACTCAGACTTAGCCTGCATCTGAGTCAGCCTCTCCTGTTCAACGGCCAGAGCGGAAGTCGCTTCTTCCAGACTACGGGTGACCGTTTCAACCGAAGTAAGGTGGTTTATCATGAAACCGCCACTGGTTGTCGGCCCGGGGTTGGACAGAACATACTGATAACCCGCAATCTCTTCCTTCAGGCTTTTTACTTTTGATGCCTGTGCATCAACAAGACGGTTTTGCTCCTCCAGCGCCTGACGGGTTTTGGTCTCATTATCAGAAACTTCGGGCAGGGACATTGATTTTGTCTTTTCACGGACTGCATCAATGGTGTTTGCATATTCCTGAGCGGATAATCTGGCCTGTTCCTGATTCTGGTACATCGTGTACCAGGCACCGGCACCAAGCAGAACCAGCCCTGGAATACCGCCAACGAGGCTTAATGCTCCCCCCATGAGCCGCGAACCTACAGCAGTAACCGAGTTCAGCGCAGTCTGAGCGGATACTCTGGCCTGAATATTACGGTTAAGTGACTCCTGCGCCAGTGAGAGCCGTTTTTCTGCGGCGGCCTGCGCGTCTGTACCCCGCGCCGCTGCCAGTGCCTGCTGGGCACGATAAACTGCAGCACGCGCGCGAGCTGTCGAAACCTGCGTCCCTCTGACCTGGGCTTCAGCTAAAGCTACTTCACTTTTTGCGGCGTTAATAATCCCAGCCGTTGCAGAGCTGGCACCAAGAGCCATATTTCCCAAATATCGGGCTGCGCCAACGGCAACAAGCGCTCCGGCAGCAGTGGCGACCTGATCAATATTGTTGGCTACGCCATCAAGTAATCCGGTCAGGGTATTTGTGGCGCCACTAGCTTCATTAGCTCCACCGACCCATTGCATAAAAGCGTTTTCAACTTTTGTTGCCGACGATGAAACAGTCTGCGGCAATTCACCATATTCATTCCGTAGCTTACCAAGCTGGCTGATGAGGGCTGGCACTACTTTATCAATGGTTAACTGCCCCTGATCCGCCATAGATTTAAGGTCTTTACGCGCAACCCCCATCCCTGCCGCAAGCGCCCGTATAACCCTGTCGCCGCTCTCGTTGACTGCATTGAATTCTTCACCTCTCAGCACGCCCTGCGCCAGAGCCTGGCTAAACTGAGTGATGACCGAACTGGACTCCTGAGCATTCGCGCCAGAAAGTTTTAAACCAGTAGAAATAGCCTCAGTAATATCCAGCACCTGGCTAGAGCTGTAACCATATTCCCGCATTGAGGCTGCTGAACGGGAAAATAAATTAGCGTTGTCAGAAAAAGATGTGCCCGTTTTCTGGCTGATATCCATCAGCTGTTTTTGAGAGCTGGTAAAATCATCAGTTGACTGAGATGCCTGTTTTAAGCGGGCGTTTACTGAATTCCATTCATCAGCCAGGGATATCAAATGCCCCGTAGCAAAAGCACCAGCAAATGCCCCGGTCAATCCAAGTGCGGTAGCCTTTGCTGACTCCATCTGGTCAGTTAGCTCTGCAACAGAACGGCGAGTTTCCCGAACTGAAGCTGCAGCCTGCCTGCCGCCATTCTGCATTGTCTTATAATAGTCAGCCCCCATACGTGACGCGCGGGCTATCTCGGTCTGGAATGACTGAGAGTTAGCAGAAACTTTAATGATAAGTTCACGCAGGGCTGCCATTTCATTTCCTCAGAAACAAAAAGCCCCACATTGTGGGGCTTTTTTATGATTTCAATATTATTAAATTAAACCAGCTTTTTTCCTTGCTTCTTCCAGATAATCTTTTTCTGGTTCCTCTTTTTTATGAGCAAGTGCAATCAGAAGATCAATTTGAGCACTTTGCTTTTCAGAGATTTCTTTAAGCATAGCGATCTGATCATTAGCTCTTACGCTTCCTCTGTTCAGGAAATACCAGATAACAAGATCAATAAGGCGAGCAAAAACAAATAATAATATCCAGCCAGTAGTAGTCATTTAAAGCACTCCGTGTGTCAAAAAAAACAACATAACACCTGTTATGAGTGGCATCCACACGAATTATCACTGGCTATGCTGACGCAGCCAGCAGTGCCGCTTCCAGCCCTGCAAAGGGATCGCCGCCGTCGTTTACCTCAATCTCTTCTGTGCTCCACTGAAGCTGAGCATCTTCAATGGTGACTTTAACGCCCTGCGCTCCGTAAACCGCAGATACCAGCTGAGCATTGAGGATATCGCCGCGAATATCGCCGATTGGGCTGATACGGTCGTACTCAGCCCACATCCTGAATTCGCCAACCGTCATGGTTTGTCGCAGTTCGCCCAGCGTGCGGCCCATCCGGAGCGCCAGCGCCATCAGGAACTGCATGCCAGGCATTTTTACTTTGCTTTAGCATCATCCGCGTCACGAATGAGATCAAGTGCCTGCTTCAACAGCCGGGAATGCACAGGGCCATAGATCGCTTCAACCTGTTCGGTGTCATCGACAGTAAAGACGGGCTGCAGGTCGGTATCCAGCAAAATATCGATGAAAAGCGTGACGTCGGCCCGCATCGTGCGGAAGGCTCGTTCTGAAGGGGTCAGTTCTGGTGCCTCCTGGGGCTCCTGCCCTTCCGGTAGTTTGGGTGGTTCCGGGCTGGCAATGCCCTGCCAGCGAATCCAGGCTTCTGCTGATGGCTCACGAATGATGACTTTGGCGTTATCCCACTCCGGAACGGAGACTTCTTTTTTACGAAAGCCCGCCATCGGTGCCAGTGCCAGTGCTTTAAGACTCGGTTTTGACATTAATTTTATCGCCGGTCTCCCGGCGCTCCGTTAATTGATTGTGACGGTGCAATCAGAAGAAGTGATCACAGTGCCATCGGCATCAGTAACCACGCAGGAATAAACCCCGGCATCACCGGATACAGCGCTGGCTTTCGTAAACGTTGCGCTGGTCTGGCCGCTGACCGTCGAGGTGCCCTTTTTCCAGGCGTAGGTATAAGGTGCCGTACCGCCCTGGACGACCACGCCCATGGTCAGGGCGCTTCCTGCCGCGACCGTTTGGGACGCCGGAAGGTCAGTGGCAAACGATAGAACTCCTGGGGCGTTAATATTGGTGGGTTTACCTTTCAGACGCAGCGAGAACGTTGCAGCAACCACGCCATTGGTTTGAGAATCCCAGGTGTGCTGACGTACCTCAGCGCGCATCAGGAATCCATTACCAGACGGGAAAATAACCTTAAACCCATAAACCCCGTCGTTATCATATGCTGCACGAAGTGCATCCTGCGCCGGGTTGCGGTAGAAGTTACCGGAAAGTGACATTTCAGACGGAGCAGGAAGGCCGTTGATATTTTCCGTTTCATCCGAACAGAGCGTTGTCACGTCAATATCGTTTTTCTGACCAGCGGTAAAGCTTGCCTGTTTGATAGTGCAACTCAGGTTTAACCAGGTTGCGGTATCCAGCTCTGCCGCGGTGACCGGCACAGAGGTAATCATTACTACCGTTTTTTGGGCACGTTCAAATAGTGCTGACATCGCAGCCTCCATAAATGAAAAAACCGCCAGCGGCGGTCGGATTGGATTGGTTTTTGTCAGGCAATGACCGTTATTTCGAGGGTTGCCCGATGAAGATGGGTTGTCGTGTCGTAGCCAGGAATTTTTGTCACCTCGACAGGTGAAAGAACTTGCAGGCGAGCCAGGGCGTCCAGGCGTAACGCTCTGGCTTCGTCATTCGTTTCAGCCCATACATCAACCTGAATGCGCAGTGTCGACTCTGCCTGGCCGCAGAAAACATCCCCGGCAACATCAGTCGGTATCGAGAAAATGACATAGGGAGTGGAAACTGCAGGAAGTCCGTCGCTGCCTAGCGGTACCACATACGGATAAACCCGCCCGTCTGCCAGCGTCGACAGCAGGTCATAGAGATCATCCTCTGTCATTTTGATAACACCTCATCGATAGCCTGATTCATCCGCTGCATCGCCACCTGCGTAGCTTCTTCCATGCGGGTATCAAAAGCTGGGCGAACAAACGGATGTGCAGGCGCGGTAGATGTTCCCAACTCCACGAAGCGCCAGTAAAACGCATTCCGCTTGTTGCTTGCCTTCATTGTATTGTCGCTGTTCCCCGTTCGCGGGTTAACGCCACGAATATGCACCCCAGATGAAATTTCACCGCGACGGCGACTTTTCTGGGTGACGACAACAACGTTTTTCTTCAGTTTTCCGGATTTCTCAGGAGCGCGATCAATCACCTCCTCGCGGAGCAATTCGGCACCAGCACGGGTCGACTCCCGGAGAACTTTATTATTTTCGGCCTTGCTGAGCGTTTGCAGATCGCGGGCAATATCCTGCAACCCGGAAAAATCCAGATTCACATCAATCATTTTTCGGTCCCCTGTTTGCAGAGAATTTCCAGCCGGGTACCTTTTATATCCGGAACCGGAGGCCCAGTGACATTCAGGACCGCATCTTTGTATGGGCCATTCAGTACTTTCAAACGGGAAGAAGCTGAGATGTCTGTACGAAAACGCACCCAGACGCGAATGGTGGCATCAGCACGCTCAACGCCAGCGGCTAGCAGCTCCCTACCGCTGATCCCTTTAACCTCGGCCCAGATAGTTTTTCCATCAGTCCAGCTTTCTACCGGCTGGCCGGAAGGTGTTTTTGATATTGTGAAGTTCTGAATAGTGACGCGATGCCGTAATCGTCCTGCCTGCATAATTCCTCCTAGAGCGGAATATAGCGGTACGGCTCTATCAGTGATGTAAAGCCAAATGGGATGCTGGTTTTTGCTGCGTCTGACGACTCTTCTCTGTTTTCATACCAGTGCCCGACAAGCAGCATCAACGCCAGGAGAATGTCGTCAGCAATCACCAGCCCGTCTGGATCAGTTTCCGGCACTTCGTCTTCATAAAGATGGCGGTTGATGAAGTTCTCCGCCTTTCGGCGCGCAGCACCATAATAGAGCGTAAGCACCTCATCTTCCGTGGTGTCGTCGATATCAATCCGGCACTGAGCCCGTAACTTCTCAATCGTTGTGCTCATGTATTTTCCCTGGCCCGCAGCGAACTGCGGGCATAAAAAAACCGCCGGAGCGGTGGAGGTTGAAGCTGATTGTTGCCTTAGCCGCCAGATGCCGGTTTACCCACCAGCGCCTTAATCGCGCCAGTATCTTCCAGTACGCAGTCGAAGCGGTGGAAGGCCAGGAAGCCAGTCTGATCGTACTCTGCGTAGCGCTCAACCAGTCGTTTCAGCGTCATGTAAGTGACGCGACGAACGATAAAGCGGTTAAAATCGCCGAAGTAGGCAAATTTGGCACCAGCCGCGATATCAGGAATAGCCTGGTCAACGACATACGGCACCTGCAGAACAGTGGCAGGTGCGCCACCGATAATGTTCGGTAACCAGAGCGGGCGGCCCTGTCCGTCCTCCATTTCCTCCACCAGCTGCAACGTTGCATCGTTAAAGGCCCAGCGCACCTTTGGACCGTTACGGTATGCCGGGTCGACAGAGTGCTTCAGTGCGTTCAGCTCTTTCCAGGTAAAGGTGGTCGCTGCTGCGGTATTTTTGGTGCCAGTTACCGACGCAGCCAACCCTTTAGGCTGCAGCGGGGTGCCGGTGCCGGTCCCTAATACCAGATACTTCGCTTCACCACGTCCGATGCGAGTGGCGATACGCGCGGCCAGGAACGCCTCGATATCTACGCCGCTGTCCTGGAGCAGTTCATTGGATACGCGAATGATTTTAGAGGACAGTTTTTTAGCCCCCAGCGTTGCACCGCCGAAAGACACGTCTTCTTCACTGGTTTCAGTGTTTTCGCCCAGCAGTTCACCTTCTTCAGTAGTACCGTCAGAGATTGCCCAGTCAATGTCCTGGCCGTTGGCGGTATTCAGAATTTGCGCCACACTGGCAATTCCACCGTAATCTTTCAGTGCTTCGACGATCTTATTTCGGAACTGGGTTGGTACGGTGTAACCCCCTTTTTCATCCGGCGTCGTGCCCTGAGCACGCAGCTCCTTTAAAGCCTGGCGTTCTTCAGCGCTCATCTCGCCAAGACCACGGCGCAAAAACGCATTAAACGCCGCAGCACGGCGTTCGTTAGCCTGTGCTTCCGGGTTTGCTGGATCACGATTCTGCTGCTGGCGCTGTTCCGGCTCGTTTTCGTGGATATAGTTCTGATCCTGGCGGCGCAGTTCCTCTTCGCGTGCAATACGCTCATCAAGAGCGTCAAGCTCCGATTTTGCAGCGTTCCACTGAGTACGCTGCTCATCGGTCCAGGGTGTATCGCCAATTTTGTCATGCAGGGCACGCATATCTTTGGCGATGATGTTACGTTTTTGCTTCATTTCATGCAGTTTCATGATTTTTCCTTACGCGTTAAGAAGGGTCAGCAGGCGCTCACGCGCCATTCGTTGATTAATGGCGTTCTTTAGCGCACCGCTGTCGCGCGCCTCCTGCCAGGCTTTCATCGATCGGACGCCGGAGTCGGCCTCCTGATATGCGGGATAAGTCACCGGACTGACATCAAACAGCCGGGAAAACTTCGATATTTCACGAATAACGATCCCTTCATCGTCCTGGTACCAATTTTCACCGTCATGGGATACCCGGAAGGCAAAAGATGACTGGTTAATGTCACCGCGCATCATCGGCGCCAGCACCAGATCGCGGATAGTTTGCGTATCCGGCGCTGTAATGTCGTAACGCAGGCCGCGCTCATCGACAGACAGGGATAGCGTCCCGGCAGCGCTCCGTCCGAGAATAAAGTTGGGGTCATGGTTAAACAGCCCGCGGACATCATCATTCAGCACATCGTCAAATGCTCCGGGCTTGATGATTTCACGGAATCCCCACAGGGGTTCAGAACGGCTGTTGAACACCGAGCCATAGCCCAGAATGCGGGTAGGTTCATCGGTGCGTTGCTCGGCTCTGACCTCCCCGCTGTAACAGCGCGTTTCACGGTCATTCATTGGGCTTTTCCTCGTCGGTTTTAGGTGCCTTAAAATCGTCTGCGGGGTTCGCGGCGTTAACGCTCACCAGCATTTCATCCAGGCCATCTACCGGATTCATGTCTTCGAAGGCTCGCGCTTCATTGCGGCTCATCCAGCCATCAGTGATCGCATAGTGGTAGAACTGAGCACGTTCCTGCGGGGTCCCACGTAGCAGGCCTGTCAGGTTAAACCTGACGTAATATCCGGCGGCCAGTTCAGCACGGGTGAACAGGCGGCGATTGAGTTCCTGTTCCCAGTTCGTTACCCACGGCATAATCGTGTAGCGGACAAACTGAATGGCCTGCTGCGTAATATTTGAGAAAGTGGCTTTTTCGAGATCGTTAATCATGTGCGCCGGTACATTAAATATCCCGGCAATCATCGACCGATTCAGCTTCGACATATCAATGATCTGGGCATCAACCGGGGAAACGGTGAGCGCTTTGTAATCCAGCTCTGCCGGGAGAAGCATTGTTTTATTCTCCTGGCTGCGCAAAGCAGCTGTAGCTTTTTGCCACATGCTTTTTAAACGCCCCCAGCTTTCTTCATTCAGCTGGTTTTTCACCGAAATAATGCCAGCGGGTCGCGCATTACCGTTGAAGAATGAACTGGTATAAGCCTGCCCGCTCATCCCCATGCCTATCGTCTCGGCATGCTGCATAATTGGGCTAAGCCCCATCTTCTGGTTGTTACCCAGCGCCCGGATATGCACCATATCGTCGGGATTGACGGCAAACGCCCCCTCTTCGTTGTAAACGCCATAGGTATACCGCCCCCCCGTGTTAAGCAGTGTTGTTTCCCAGGGCATGCAGCATTCCAGCCCGGAAACTTCACCACGACGGGAACGCTTCACCCAGGTGTAACCATTCCCCCAGCCCAAAATATGACGCTGTTTTAACTCACGCCACTTATAGCTGGTCTGCCACATATTCGGCTCATCGTGAACCAGGTAAAACACAGGGTGATCGCGGGCAGCTTCAACCTTGTTATTGGTTTTCCGCATAACGTGCAGTGGCATCTGAGCGATATTCGAAGAGATAACGTAAATACAGGCATACACCGCAGCCAGCTTCATTGCCGTTTGCGGGCTGACAAATACGTCTCGGGCAAACACGTTATCGGTTTCTGCCGATTCACTCGTGATCGGAGTAGCCGGGTTTTCCAGTGGTTCACTGCGAAAAAGAGCATCAAGCAGCATTATTCCCCCTCATTGCCGCTAACAGCGCATAAATGAGTAGCAGGGTTCCCGACATCATCAGAGACATCGCCAGCCCGAACTGGAGATACACGCCTGCAGCAAGCGAACCGAACCCGGTAAGCCCGATAACATCAGTGATTAGAGTTTTCATAGAAGTAAAAGGTCTTCGTCAGGATCGATAGTGGACAGGAAGTCAACCTCACCACCACCGTTAACAAGCAAGCGACTCATCGCAATAAACATCGCGACAGGACCGTCAATTTTGTTTTCAGGCGTGGCCTTGTTGGGGAAAATATTCTCGTTTTTGTCTGGTTTGACGGTGACGTTTGACATCATCCATGTCATCACCGGATTGCCATCGTGATGAAAACGCCCGGCGTAAATTTTTGCCTCAACCTCCTTCATTGCTTCAGACAGGTTTTTAACCGTCTGAGGGACTTCAACAATCGGTACACCTTCAGCTGCTACCGACAAAGCAAACTGAGTGGCACTCCACGGGTCGTATGCAAACTCGTTCAGCGAGTCACCTCGCGCCCATTCGATCGTTTCCTCTTTAATTACTGCATGGTCAACGACATCGCCATCGGTAAACTCAAGGAATCCAGCGAGATTCCATTTTCTGTAAAGGTCCGCCTGCTGCTTGGAACAGGCTTCCAGCCGACCTTCAGGTATCCAGAATCTGGAGCGGACATAAACATCGCCATTTGGAGCAAGCCAGACTTTAACTGCAGCTGAAATATCAATTTTGTTGGAAAGATCAACGCCGAGCCACATTGACCAGCTGGCCGTAGTTGAGTCATCCCAGGTATCGCGGCATTTTTCCCAGCGCGACATATCCATCCACGCTTTTTCACCCTGCACCCAGATATTGAGATGCTTGGTAAAAAATCCGACCCGCGCTGCCACCTGCTCTTTCGCCTTTTTAGCCAGACGGCGCATATCGTCCCAACGCTTACATATCCCCAGGCCGGGATTTGCTTTCGGCCAGTTTGCCTCGTCGAAAGGATCGTCCCCCTCATCCAGGGTATAAATCAGCGCAAAATAGCTGTCATCCTTAATTGAAAGCGGGTCAGGGTTATCAAAGTTCTTCAGAACCTTGATTGCATAATCACGTTGCTCGTAGCAGATACCTTCTTTATTAAAACCCGCAGTAGTGATTGCAAAAATAAGGGACTGCAGGCGCGCACCGGTCGCTGTTTCCAGAACTTCCCAGACGTCACGGGTTTTATGTGCGTGCAGCTCATCAACGATCCCGCAGTGAATATTAAGGCCGTCGAGGTTATTCGCATCACTGGCTACAGGTTCGAATTTTGAACCCGTCCGCTCCTGGTGAATATTCAACTTGTTACTACCAAACAACCGGCCCAGTGTTTTCGGAGCCAGCTTAATCATGCGCTTCGCATCATCAAACACGATGCGGGCCTGATCCCTAGTTGTTGCTGCGGAATAAACCTCAGAACCACCCTCACCGTCGGCACCAGTCATATAAAGCCCGATGCCAGACGAAAGCGTTGATTTTGCATTTTTACGCGCTACTTCGTCATAGGCGGTACGAAAGCGACGCACAAACATGGGGTCGCCATCGTCGTCAAGAATGCTCTCAAACGTTATTTCATCTATCAGCGGGACGACAAACCCGAAAAGGTTAATCAGGATGAAGGTGTGCCAGTCCATCAACTCGATCGGCTTGCCGGTCAAGTGCCCCTTCACATGGGGGACGAAGTTATAAAAATCGAGAACGTGCTGGGCGCGGCCTTCATCAAAATAAACACCGCGCTCCGGGCCGTGCTCTAAATCATGAAAGAACCGCTGGCACGCAAGACGCACCAGTTCGCCAGCAACGATATCGCCAGATACCACGCGCTCGGCGTAGCGGAATCCATCTGCAACGGTTGCCATTCATCATTTGCGCTTTTTAAGAAATTCTTCCAGTGGGTCGGCTTCTGCCGGGCCTTTTGCACCAACCTTTGATCGGCTGGCTGGTGTCATGCCGAATTCGCTCAGCATCGCTCTGATCCGTTTCCACGCATCAGCCTTCATGACTGCTGCTGGGTGCGGTTTTATCATTCTGATTTCCCGCTCCCCTCCTTCATCTGAATCATCTTCGCTGTAGACGGCATAGGTGTAACCTTCACGATCAAGCGTGTCGCAGTGATGCCGGTATTCAACATAGGCTTCTATCAACAACTCCAGCGCTTTAGCATCAAGCGTGGTCAACACGCCGACGGCATCAAGTTCCTCACCAATCCGTTTGAACCAGTACTTACCCTGTTTATCGAAATGTTTCGGTATTGGGGGGACCCCTGACGGGGGTTTTGGCTCGTTCTTATTGATCGGGCGCTTGGATGGGTTCCCCTTCACTAAAGCCAGATGTGTCGGGGTTTTCGGTGGTCCTGGCATAATCGAAAACTCCTATTAATCATTGGATGGGGGACCCCAAAAAAAGTTTTCTAACCTGCGGCGGTGTGAAAAAAGGTTAGGCGGCGGTCCTTTGGGCCTTCGCCGTCAGGGATTTGACCCCGCCCCCCTCCGCCTCGACTCAAATGGGAATCGATATCACTTGAAACGTTCACGTCCGGTTTTCGTTCTGTGACAGGGCCAGCACAGGCTTTCGAGGTTCGAATCATCATCGGTACCCCCATGAGCTTTAGCCTTGATGTGGTCAACGGTCTTGGCTGCAACGGCTCGCCCAGTTCGAAGGCAGTTCTGACACAGGTGATTATCACGCTTAAGAATGCGGGCTCGCTTAATGTCCCACTGGCTACCATAGCCGCGCTCATGCCTACTCTTGCCTTGCTGATGCTGTTGCCAGCCTTCATTGCGGTGCTTCTCGCAGTATCCTGAGCGGTCGGTTGTTGTGCCTGCGCATCCACGCTTACGGCATACACGGGGAATTAGTGCGGGCATCCTTATCATCTCCAATAAAAAAGCCACCGTTTAAAAGGTGGCTTTCATAAATTACAAAGGGATTCTATAGAAGGTTTTTCTTTGCCATTCTTAGCTTGTGTTCGAGATTTCTTATTGTTATCCCTAGCTCATTAACTTTCTGCTTGGTATATCTATCTGAATATATCCAGTAGTCTGATTTGTGATCACATATGTCTGACAACTCAGGGGAAATATCTTGAAATAAGAGACCGACACGTCTCCACTCCTTTGCAAGTTCAAGTTCCCTTTGAGCGTCTTTAACACCTTGGTGTGCGAAATCCCTCAGGTAGGCCCGATTCTCTATCAATAAATTTGATAGCGCTTCTAACTTGGATATTGTTATCTCTCGTTTCTGTTTGGACCATAACAAATAGGATTCCCATAATCCAGTAATAGTAGCGCTTATATATTCGCCCATATTTAACGACCTGGTTGTGTGCAAGTAGTTAAACATATCACAAACAACCAGTATTTGCATACTGCAGTGCCTTAACTTACCTTTCCTACGTCTTATTGACACACTGCAAAGATTCTCTATTGATTACTTTAGTTATCGAACCTGGCTGCTGCATCGACAAAATCATTGAGCCAAAGAACGAACTAAAAATACTACTATTTAGGGTTTCTTGATGCTTGCGTAGCTAAAAGCGCATACGCTGTCATGAAAATCATAGATATTAAATCAAAAGTCATCAGCATTCCATATAATAATAAAAAGATACTCAATACATGTGTAATAAACCCAACCTGGAATAGTTTCAAAAAAAACTCACCCATCAGGACAACAGCATATACCATTAGAGGATAAGCCATATCGACAACCATTAACGATGCGCCAAAAGTTTTATTTTTACCGTTATGTTTGATAAGATTTATTTTCTCAATGAATTGATTCGGAAGGGCAAAAACAACAACAAACACACCAATGCCAAAACCTAATATGCTCGGAAATATGGATAAAGCAACAAGGGTTGCGTCGAGACCTGCAGTGTTTGAATTGGGATTGTAAAGCCCATCTCTGAAAAATGTCACAATCAACAAACTTAAAACAAAAGTAAATAAAACACCAGAAAGCACCCTCCGCACCCAATTTTTGAAATTTGCAATTCGCTTCCTGTCTGATAAAACTCCAGAATTAGCATAAAAGTTGGCAATGATAAAAATTGCACCAACATATGGAATAGACTTAATTATTTTAAGTATATTCTCATGATTAATGTCCCATCCACCAACTTTCATCACACTATCCTTTTCTAATTTTCTTTAGCAATCCACTTCCTGTTCTGGACTCATTATTAGCTGCATTAATTGTGTTTTTCACATCATAATAATAGTCTAAAATTGATGCCCTTTTTTTCATAGACTCAGACACACGTTTTCTTACAGGATAATCGGCCATTTTGAAAACTTTTTTCTTATTGCTTTTGTCTTTATAAGATATTTCAGTATTCCCAAACTTGCATGATAAACCTGCATAAACCAACGCGATTGTACTAACGTCAGTCATTATTGAGTCTTTGTCTGATGACTCTTTATGCTCCAGCTTATCAATCCCTTTATCTTTCATTTCAGCCTCAACCCCCTCTAGCAATTCTTCTAGTCCTTCAATAAAATCATTAGAGTTAGAGAAAGTTATTTCTGTTTTAAAGGAATAATATCCTTTAGACTCTTTTAAAACATTATCTAGACTAGCAGAAGATGTTAATTCATCAACACTCATGCGAAAGGATGGATATAATTTCCTGCGCGCATCTTTAAACACCTCATTAAGCACCTTATATAAAACACTTGCGCTAGGTAATGAAGGGCTATCTTCGATAGCAAGGATATGCAATACAGGATCAAATACAAACCTATACTCATAAATCTTACTAGACTCGCCAAAACCAGCCGCATAAGTCTGAACTCTGCTAATAGTTTTTCTAACAACATCTACCTTGTCAAACTTTAAAAAACGACCATAAACCATGTCCTCTCTAGCATTTATTTCATACGGAGCAAAAAAGAAATCATTCCTCAATGGAATAGCGATATTTCTTAAATCACCTTCCGATGACAAAACTTTGCGAAGTTTGTCTCCCAGATGCTGGAATAATTTAATATAACCCTCTTTACCAATATTTTTTTACTATTGGTTAGAGGTAGCATCTGTATATTATAATATTTGTAAGTAGCCATAAATATCCATTGCTATGTGAGTGTAAACACACATCATAATTCAATGGATTTTGTAACACTTAGCAACGCAATTGATAATTGGGACTTGCGTCACATTTTTAGTTGATTACAGTTTCTTTTAACTGTTCTGTTGTGCGCCAGAATGTCGCGCTTGGTCTGCTTATCCAGCACGTCGATATCGTGGTCAGTCAGGTAGATGATCCGCACCCAACTGCAGGCGGTATCAACGACTACCGGGGCGGGTAAACTTTTCGCGCAGCTCCCGATCAACATCGTCATCAGGCATATGGCTAACGGTTTGCTGTACATCGCTTGCCTCCTTCGTGACTTCTACCTTACGTACTGCTGCGGCGACGGCAGCGGCGGCATTCTCTTCGGTACGCTGCTGATCGGCTTTGGCTTCTGCCTTACTGGTCCCACGAGCGTGGCCAATACCGAACGCGCCAGCGATAACCGCCAGCAAAGCAGTTGCCAGACCAATAATCATTTCAATGCCCATAGTGACCTCATACCAGTACAGATTTAGCCAGGTTAAACAGCGCTCGGCGTTTATCCAGACCGTTTCGACCACCGTTAATAAGCAGCGTTACACGCTCCACGTCGCCGGAATGAAGCAGGCAACCGTGGGAAACATAAAACCATGCGGCTGAACGCGCTGCGTAATCATCTCGCTCCAGCAGCTCAGGCTGGGTGACAAGTTCAAGCTTCAGCGCCAATCCGCAGCTGCGATAGTTGCTCAGGCCCGTGACTTGTTTCAGACCGCGACCACGATATTTCCAGCCATCACCGGCAACCTGATTACCGAGATTCTTTTTGCCCCACTCGCCCCCATACACCAGATTCGCGATTGCTCGCTGATTAGCTGGCTGCGTTGCCGTTCTGCCGAGTGCGGCGGCCTGCTGGGCGGTGATACGGTGTTTTCCGAACGTAGGCACAAGGCTATCTGCTGCATAGTTCAGATTTTCCACCAGCCGGGTAAAGCCTCCGGACTCATGTCCCATCTGGGCAATGAACATTGCCTGATCGAGTGGAGCAGTGATGCCAAACTCTTTCATCGCGGCTGTAATATGCGGAAACCAGCGCGCAGCTAACCCGGCGCTAATACCAGCCGCCTTCTGGAATTGTGTTTGATTCATTAGTGCCTCAGTGCATCAACCAGACGCGCTATATTCCCCCTGAACCAGAGAACCGCGCCGCAGATAAGAATGTTTGCCAGTACCACCAGCCAGTGGGATGACTCGTACAAGCCAAACAGGAAACGGAAAGGGATGCTGGCATAAACCAGCACAGTGAAGTAAGCCATCAGCGATATCATGGGGCGGTGTCTTGACCCGTCGCGCCGGTAGAACATCAACGCCCCAACAATTACAGCGCATATCACCGCATTGACGATTGCGCTCGGATCACTTGTTACCATTGCTTGTCCCTCCTCCACGTAAGCGAGAGAGAATCCCAAACAGGCTACCCAGATCCTGACTGTTAACGAACGTCAGCAATTTAATGGCGATGGCTGCAACGATTACAGCACCGAGTGCATCAAGCGGCCTGTCACTGTACCCCGTCCACTTTGAGAAGTAAGACCCCAGCAGAGGAGCACCAATCACACCGAAGATGAATGAAGTTATGAAGTAGCCCACCAGCTTTAGGCGGCTGATATTTACCGCCGTAGCGACATAGAACACCGCCCCAGCGAACGCGCCAAATACCACGCCATAATCAATGCCAGTTGCAAGGCCGAACATACTGGCCCCCATCAGCCCGCCAGCAGCTACCGTTGTGCCAGAAACAGGATCGGACATTTAGCCCCCTCTTATTGCTGTGAGTCCTCTCAGAATTGAGGGGAAAAAGAAAAGGCCGCGCATAAGCGCAGCCTCAAATGATTTGTTCCTCAACTTGCCGAGGAGACTTATTCATGGCGAAAAAAAAGCCCGCTCTAACGGGCGGGCAGAAAGGTAGGTAGTTCTGATTCTGTACCGGATCGAGGCGCACCTAATAGTCCGAGCTACCGATTTACCAGGAGAGCGCTCGTTTTTCGTTACTACCTTTTAAACATAGCTGGAGAAGCCGAAACGGCAACCCACAACCTAATGTCTTAGTAGTATTGCATGGTGCCGGGTGCCTCCCGGTGAGCATGTCCCAGCCGACATGGCCCGCGCTGCATTTACAGATCACTGTAAGTGACTGGTCGCCCCACCGCACAGGGGGATTCACCATGTCGATAATCTAATTTGTAAACATTGTGTTAGTCAATATGTAACACTCTGTCAAAGGCACCCGAAAATGCCTTTTGCACAGTTTTAATTGCTGGATTTGATAAGCGGCCAGACTAACGCAACAACCCCGGCCACAAGTACGCCATCTGCCAGGATTGACAACATTTTACTGGTGAAGTCGATAGCAACCACCAGAAACAACAAAACCCCGGCGGCTGCCCAGCGAAGTTTACCGATCACAGGTACTGATCCAGCGGAAGCTGCAGAGCCTGAGCAATTTTCTTCAGCTGTTTCTCTTCTTCTTCGCCGATACCGTCATTGTCAGCAACATCGAGGCAAAGACAAAGAACATCAACAGCATCATTTGAACCCGCAACATCAGCCAATTCACGCAGCGCCTGAGCGTTAGCAGAACGCGGTGAAGCTTCGTATCGAGCTCGAATATTGCTGCTCATCTGTGCGATCTCACCGGCGAACGGCGCGAAGGCAGGCAGCGCCGAAATGGTTTTTTCCAGCGTGGCGATTTCTTTCGCGTCGCAGGTACCATCGGCATACGCAATGGAGTAAGCACCCCATACAGTCGCCTCAACCGCATCGCGGTTTTCCATTTTCTTTACTTCAACGACGGCTTTTCGTGCTTTCTTTTTGAAGATACCTAACATAGTGACTTTCCTTTTAGCGGGTGAGCCAGCGCTCAGGAATGATCAGCCCACAGAGATAGTCACACTGACTATTCCCTATGGCTCACCCCTGAAAGGCTCTGTGGTTGAATTGCGCCGAGCGTGGCGCGGAGAATTACAGACATAAAAAAACCCGCATGAGAGCGGGCTATTTTTGGTTTTTCTGCTCAGTTCGCTTTAACGTCCCGAGCCTATCACAATTCAAGCAGTTTCTGGCTCACCTTGCAAGTAAAATCTGTCGCCATTTGTGCCGAATGCGTCACACATTGGTGCATACAGCATCGATTCTGCCAAACTTAGCCATGTATCAACTCTTCGTCTGCATGTCATAAAGCACCAGTCTGGATGCTTTTCATAGAGCTCTTCCGCTATGCGGCGTTTGCTCTTCCGTAACCGGTAATGCTCCACCAGCAGGTGGTATAGCTCTTTGTGACCACCCGTAATGAGGACTGCCCCCAGTACCTTATCAATCAGCAGTCCCTCATCGTCTGTGCAGAAAGCCAGGCCGCTTTTGTTTTTCCCAGCGAGTATTTCACGAAAGAACGCCTCCAGTTCCGGCTTTGAGATACCCGATTTCTTCATCCGGCGTAATGCTTCGTTGATGGCTGTCTTGGTAACTTTCCCGGAGGCCAGTAACTGGTTGAACATATTGCCGCCACTACCGCCGCCGATGTACGACCAGCGGCCCCACATGCGCAGCTTCCCCTGAATCCAGATAGCCTCAAGCGTTTTCAGCCTGACCATTTCACCAGCTTTTCCAACCTCGGACGGGTTAATCATTATGCGTTCTCCACTATGCCAGCACGCCAATTGCCAGCGAACGATCCAGAAATCGAAACAGCAGCTCCAGCTGTGAGCCATGCTTCTCCTCAAATGCCACGGTGTCAGCGTGCAACTCGTCGTGATGCGCTCTGCAAAGCGGCAACACAAACAGGTCATGCGCTTTCGTTCCCATTCCACCTTGTCCGTGGCCTATCAGGTGATGGGGATCATCTGCTTGTTTGTTACAGCAGACACACTGCTGAGACTTAACCCAGCGCGTCCAGCTCTCGTTTACCCAGCGGCGGCGCTTTGGTCGCAGCATGAATGATTCCGGCGTTTCAGGATCTACGCGAAGACCAAGAATCTTTTTCTGCACCACTTCGCTCGCCGCTGGCTCCGGCACAATATCGCTCTCCTTCATCACCGGCTTATGCTGTATTTCCGGCAATCGCAGGGCTTTCCGGGCCAGCGATTCAGGGATGACGTGTGCCAGATTGTTTATCACCAGCCACCAGCACAACTCGGGGATCGTCAGTTGATGGTCTTCGTTGAACCCCAGCTGTGAGCGGATGACCGTTATCAGCCAGGATACCAGGTTCTCACGCGCAATGCCTGCCAGCGTCTCTGTGTACTGTTCACGCACCAGGTTATCGCAGGCCCAGCAAAGGCGGATGCTGCCAGGCTCATGCCGGAACAGCGTAAAATTTTCGCTGTGCCACGAGCCGTGCGGATACTGGCATTCAAAACGACGCTCCAGCTCGGCCTCCAGCGAGCTAATACCACCCGCGCGCAGAATGACGTCTTTGTTTTCGAATACTGGTTTCAAAACCGGGTCTTCTGCCAGTGGCTGCGTGGCGGGAGGGATGGCGCCGGTTGCATAGTCGCTGTATTTTTCCGGTGCAGGCTCAATCAGTACCCGCCCTCTCCTGAACATCGGCATGAGATCGGCGCCAGGGCGAAGCAGAACAACGCCCATGCGTGGGGCAATCTCAGGGGTTAGTAGTGCTCTCATATCATCTCCACGTCAGGCAGCTGCACGAAAACGTCTGATGGTGATTTCTACTTTCCCTTTCTTCACGATATTCCCCCACTCCACCAGCATGCGCTTAACCTGACTGTCGTCTTCCCAGACGCCTGTTAGAGTCAGGGCATCGAACAGCGCTTTGTTGTAGTTATCGATATCCCGACGGCGCTGATCCGGCGGATACAACACGATGTGAACCTCGGCCAGATCAGAGGATGGCCGGGGAACGGCCCGCAGTTGCTCAATAATCGCCGCTCTCGCTGCCTGCTGGAACTTGCGCCCTGTCTCGCTTACCAGATGCCTGCCTTTCAGCGGTCCCTTGCTCGGGGCGCGCCAGTAAATATTTACGCTCGGTGGAAATGGTAAAGTCAGTTTCATTTAGCCCCCTTAAAGGATCGCTACAACGTCTTTTGCGACTTCCCGCGTACTGCTTTTGCAGGAGATCGAACGGCGCGCTTTGATGAATTGCAGGTTAAAACCATGCTCCCGGTACAGGTCGAGAACCTTCGGGGCGGATGAGTTAGAAATGACTACCCGAGCCCCACGGTGAAAGGCTGATACACATTGCTTCGCCAGGTCTACCTGGTTCTCCCAGTTAAACCCACCAGCGGCGTAGGCAGTGAATCCGGCTGTTCCCGGCATCGGTTCGTAAGGCGGATCGCAGTAAACCACATCCCCTTTCCCGGCCAGGCTGATTGTCCGGCGATAGTCAGCGGTCATGAATACGCAGTTATGCGCCATAGCGGCGAAGGATTTCATTTCTCCCAGCGGGTAATACGGGGCCTTGTAGCTTCCCCAGCCCACATTGAACTTGTTCGCCTGGTTGTAGCGCATCAGGCCATTGAAGCAATGCCGGTTGAGATACAGGAATGCAGCTGCGCGTTCAGTAGCATCCAGCGTCTGTGCGTTGAACTCGGAACGGATCAGCTCATAGCGATCTGGTGACCGCATGTGCTCGAACATCCAGCGGGCCTTCAATTCCACTTCATCCGGCACCACCGCTAACATCTGATACAGATTAATCAGGTCCGGATTAACGTCCGCCAGCAGGTAATCTGCGTGCTTTTCGCTGTTCAGGAATACCGACCCACCACCAACGAATGGCTCTATCAGGCGTTTCCCTGCCGGGATATGCACGAACAGGTCAGCCAGCTGGGTATACTTTCCACCAGCCCATTTCAGAAATGGCTTGCTCATGTGCGGAACCCCGAGTTTTCTGGCAATGAGTAATCAACCCCGTCGAAGCTGGCTCGCGAAATGGACGACTCCTGGCGGGAGCTATTGAGTGGAGCAGATAGTTTTAACGACAGCTCATCCCATTTTTCCCGAAGCTTCGACGGGCTGAGTACGTTTTTACACCAGAACGAATCTTTGTTGGCGCGCTTGAACAGTGAGCAAATTTGTTTATGGGTTCTCCCGTCCTGCATCACCATCAGGCGAACCTCATTCGCCCATGCGGTCCAGTTTGGTTCTTTAGGGCGAACTACCTCACCATCACTTTCAGCAGCCAGTTCGTACATGCTGATAATTTTTCCCCAAATGAACTCGGCGCAGGTTAAATCGTCCTGGCTGCCCCACTGCCGCTTTGCAGCGCTGTACACCACCGCGTCAGGATGTCGTGACAGAAATTCATCTGCAGAGCCCTGTTCGTCCGGTTGCGAAGCGTCCGGACAAGAAGGATTTATATCTGATGGATCAGTAGTTGATTTTACTGACGGATCCCCACCAGATTCTGACGGGTCAAAACCGGTTTTTTTGATGGATTCCGACGCATCAAATTTTGATGGGTCGATTTTTGACGCATCAGATTTTGACGCGTCAGATTTTGATGTGTCAGAAACTGACAGGTGAGAAAATGCCGCTTTCTGTAGTTTGGAAACGTTGAGCTGGTAGACGTTCGATGCATTACGGTTGCCGTTGCGGCGCTGCGTACGAGTGAGCCACCCCTCTTTCTCAAGTGCAGCTATCGCCGTTCTGACAGTACTTTCACCAGCGCCAATCTGACGGGATATGGTCGCAATAGAAGGCCAGCAAACACCCTCATCGTTGCTGAAGTCAGCCAGGCGCGCCATGATTGCCACGCTGGATAGTTTCATCCCCGAAGATGCGCAAGCGTCCCAGACGTATCCTGTTAATTTAGTGCTCATGATCGTCCTTTATTTCTCTGAATTTACGTCTGAACTGCTCAAGGGGGCTAAAGCATTCATGCTCGTACCCTTTACGCAGGTATATAACGCGCTGTGTCTGGGGCTCCCAGCGTATGACCCTGACCGGTACACCGTAGTGATCTCTGAACCATCGGTTAAGTTCTCGCATACTTTCTCCGCCTGGCCGTTAAAGTCCCCTACCACCCACTGAGCAAACTGGTAGCAGACAGGTTCGAATCCGCCTGGTACTCTTACCCCATACACGAACTGCACCGGTCCTGCTCCACCAGGAACTGGCCGCGCTACAAGTTGCGACCTGCGGTATTGTGTTGATAAACTGTTCATGCGTTAGTAATCTCCACTGATAACGACACGCCATGACGCCAGGAGCTGCAACTCGCTGGCGTCACTTCTTTTTGCGTGAAAATAACGTGATAATTGCGGCAATCTCTTCTTCCCGAGCTGCCAGGTGTCGGCGGTGATGCACCATGATTTCTTCAGCTTCATGTCTTTCGATTACCCCATCCTCAAGTGCCTGTTCGATAATCTGATCAACCTGTCCCCTGGCGGCAGAGGTGCGCATTGCCCGGCTAAACAGGTCCACGCGGTCCAGCTCTTCCAGGTGCGGAACATCCACCAGCAGAGCACCACGGCGGCGAGCGAAGTAGTCAGCCAGTAACGACGTGTTGGAAATGTCCTCCATAGCTTCAAGCTCAGATACTTCGAAGAACCTGCATCCGTTCTTCTCGTAAAGGTTGTTATTAAACTGCGTCACCGTCATTCCCAGTGCGCCAGCCATTGCTTCGCGCCCACCTGGGTATGCTTTGCACATAGATTTCACGACTTCTTTGAGGTTCATACCTACTCCTTTCAAACTCGGGTGGTAGTTACAAATTTGATGCAGTGACATTAAGCTTTCGCATTGCTGTACCTCTTAAATAGGCCCAGTCAATGTCAGGACGAAGCTCTTCGCAGGTGACAGCACCACCAGTAGCTTTCTCAATCTCAGGGCATCGTTCTGCAGGTATTTGCCTAATGCCCGTTGTCCATTGATTCACTGTTGGTGATGAGATGCCTAGATTCCTTGACAAAGCGGCTTGTCCCCCAACAATGCGGCAGGCTTCACTGATTGCTTCAAGGCTACTTCTCATAAACGGATTCCTATGATTTCCACACAAGCAGATATTAGGCTAAGCCTAATAAACAATCAATAGGAATTGCCTAAGCTAAAGGTTATGAGGATTATTAGGCAATGCTTAGTGGTAAAGAATTGGGCCGAGCGATCGAGCAGGCCATAGACAAGAAGCTTTCAATAGGTTCTGCCAAGAGTAAGGCGGAAATCGCACGTCATTTCAAAATAAAACCCCCATCAATCCATGACTGGATCAATAAAGGCTCCATATCGAAAGAGAAGCTACCAGAGCTTTGGAACTACTTTTCTGATGTTGTGGGCCCCGAGCACTGGGGACTAAAAGGATACCCGCTAACTGATACATGTGAGCCCGCAACAGATCCCATAGTAAAAAATGGTTCTATTGACGAACTCTATAATAAGGCTTCGAGAGAGAAAAAGGCTATCATTGATTTTGTCCTCTTAGAGCAAGGACAGCGTATACCTGGCTGGGTAGATAGCGACGCTAAAGCATATTTAGACTCACTAGAGATGAAGATAAGGAGATGGGCAGAGCAGGAGGAAGATGGAAAAAAACAAACGAAAGCCAGAGCTTAAGCTTATATGGTCTAACGGACAATATCTCTAAGCTCCATACATGTTAAAAGCTCTGAGATTGATTCACTTGCATAACTCAATCCCTGTGGGGGATTGGCTTGTATGAAGCCAATCCGGGGATTGTGACTTGCTTTGATTTAACAGCAGGTTTTCACTTTGCATGGAGGATGCATGGAAAACTTCAAAGTACGTCTTAAAAATCACATTGAACATGTTAAAAATGTTAGAGAACACTGCACAACGGAAGAGACAACCAAGCAGGCTTTGATACTTCCTTTCTTGGACATCCTAGGCTTTAACGCATATGATCCGCAAAAAGTCAAAGCTGAATATGGTGCGGACTTCCCTGGTGTGAAAGTGGGTGAGCGTGTAGATTATGCTCTATTCTGCCAAGGTGTTCCCGTTATGTTTATTGAGGCCAAAGGTTGTAAAGAAAAAATGGACAACCATTGCCCTCAATTATCTAGGTATTTTAATTCTACTCCTGAGGTGACAATATCAGCAATTACTAATGGCATTGAATGGCGTTTTTTTACGGATCTCAATGAGAAAAACATAATGGATTCAACGCCATTTTTACGAATCATGATGGATGACATTAAAGATTCTGATGCTGAGCAATTATTTAGATTCCGGCATGACAAATTCAAACCAGAGGCCTTAAGAACACTTGCAGAAGAGAGTGTATATATTTCTGCATTTGTTAAAGTTGTGAGTACAAGCCTTCGGGAAGTAGATCATGAATTTGTTAGATATGTTGCAGGACGAGCAAACATTGGTCGTCAATTAAATCAAAGGTTTATAGAAACAATAACTCCATTGGTGAGGCAGGCCGTAGAGAGGTCAGTAAGTGAAATGGTTGTTTCTGGTCTTTCATCAAGAACATCTATTCCTGAATTAGAATCCCCTGCTGATGTAACTGAAAATAATGTAATTGATGAGCGCGCAGATATTGTCGATGCAGAGAATCCCAACATAGTAACAACCTATAATGAAAGAATTTTATTTGAAAAAATCTGTTCTATTATAGGTCCTGCATACGAACTTCAAGCCAAAGACACAGAGTCATATTACTCTATTCTTTTCCAAGGAAAAACAAACCGCTGGCTGGTTCGCTATTATGACAAGAAGAACCGCTCAAACATACAGTTACCAATTGATATCAATGAAATAACAGGTAATGAAATTAAAAGAGCCGGACTTGAACATGATAACAATCGTATTTTCATTGAACATCCCGAGGATGTATTAAGGATTTCAGGTTTAATCCTTGATTCTTTACAATATGTACAGAATGATGAGAATTTCAGAAAGCGTCGTCCATAATCATAAAAACACTAGCTTTATTTCACACAAATCCCGCTTATGCGGGATTTTTTTTGACCGCCGACAAGCATTAGGCTAAGCCTATTGACATATCATTAGGCAAAACCTAATATCAAGTGAGTCTGATGGACTATGTCATCTTGGCGGCGCCATGTGCAAGCTAAGTGTTTCAGGCACGCCGTGCGCCCCACCAGCACGGCGAAAAGGTGTGACGCCCGGGAAGAGTCCGGGACACAACGATGAGGGCATTGACGAGCAAGGCACAGAGTCTGGTTCGATTCCAGACGCCAGGATAGTTCTATATCTGGTGATGGGCAGGGAAAAGGTCCGTTCGATTCGGACACCGGCAGTGCTCTCTTCGTTGTGGCGTGTACAAGCGTACTGCAGCGCCGGTCGACGCAAAGACCCGGAAATCGACTGAGCAACAGCAGCTGGTTGCCAATACCAAAACAGAGCGGCGGGAAGTAAGCAGATTAGCGATCTGGTGTCACAACATTCATTCCCGATAAGCCCCCTTCTACTGAGGAGGTTTATCGGGACTGGAAGAGTTACCACTTGGAGACGGTCCTTTTAAATGTCCTGGACAGTGGCTCTTTGGTAGCGATAACAACCACTCCAGTTGATCCTGGGAGTTATCAGGTCAGTGAGCTGCCAGCACTATCGACGGCAGTGACAGCCGGAAGTAGACGGCCCAGCGTGGCAAACAGAGGAAGCACGATGACAGCCGGGAAAAACCGGCACAGCCCAGACGATATCTGAGTGGCTTTAAAAACAGATGGGAGCCGGTGGAAGCCCGGCACACAACAGGAAAAAGCGCTGTGTTAGTCAAGTGAGTTTCCAGTGCTTCAGTGCTCTTTCCGTTGTGTGGAGATAACTAACTAATCCTTTGCAGAGGACACAGAAATGAAATTATCAAAGTTACGTAACGCCATTGTCTATCGGGCTACTTTGCCCAGTATTGAAGCGGTTGAAGGGCATCTGCAGGAATTGCCCTACTCTGAACTTACAGAAACGGAGTTCGCGCGGGCTTCCTTCGTCCCTAACCCGATTACCGGCGAGCTGGTTACGCCAATTACTGACGGTTATGCAATCGTGGTTCGCCGCGATGAGAAAATAATCCCCCAGCACGTCGTAATGAAAGAAGCCAATGAGCGTATCCAGCGCATCGAAAATGCGTGTGGTCAGAAATTGAAGCGCGCTGACCGTAACAACATTATCCAGGATGCTAAGGTTCAGCTCTGCAAACAGGCATTCATCAAGTCGTCTCTGATCCTGGTCCTGTATAACACTGAAGAAAATCTGCTGATCATTAATTCCGCCAATAAAAACATTGCCAATTTAGTCGGGGCGATGCTGGTTAAAGTGATCGGCTCAGTCAAAACAGTCACGATCAACATCAGTGATATCAAAAACGGCCTGACAACGCGCCTTAAAAACCATCTGGACGGCGAAGAATCAGCCTTTGCCGGGTTTGAGGTCGGTGATTATGTCCAGCTATCTCGCCTGGCGGAACAGAAAGAAGTCATTCGCTACTCTGCGGAACACACTTCCGTTACCAGTGAAATTCTGGAGAGCCTGAACACAGGTTTTATCGTCGATAACATGGAATTAAGAGGCTGCGGCGTCTCTTTTCTGCTTACAGATAAGTTCCATTTCCGGCGGATCGATACCAAGGATAATGATTATTCTGATGATGACGACAAAGCCTACCGCTGGCGTCACCAGGCAGGTACGGACATGTTCCAGTTCTGTAAAGTAATTAACCAGCTTTGTGATCTGCTCGCCTACAAAGAGCCCGAAGAACAAAAACCAGCAGCCTGATTAGAACAGCAGCAATTACCCCATTCTCATGGGTTGGGTTGCTGCACCCTAAATTTACGCGTTGCAGCGCGTCAGATGGAGAACAAAAGATGGCTAAGACAGCAAATCAACTGATTAAACAGGCGTACGAAATAACCAAAACTATGCCACCAGAACAGGCAGCAATCATCAAGGAACTGGCTACCGTCCTCGATGTTTCGAATGTAGCTCTGCGCCAGACGCGCACCGAACGTGACGCCCTTCTCGCAGAGGTCAAATCATGGGCGAAAGAGTGTGATCGCCTGACCGAGCGACACACCAAGAATCGCACAAATATGCATGTTCTAGAGGCTATGCGCGATTTGAAAGCAATTTGCCCCACCAGCTTCCGTAACGTGGAGGCTCTCTGATGGCTAAAGACTCAAAGGTTGTATACGGCGCCAGCGGCAAAACAAACGTGCTCAATTTCGAGCCTGAAAACCTGCACCTGGTCACCGATAAGACCCACCCACTTTACGATGAGCGTGTACACCTGCCTATCGAGGAAGGGATGGTACTGAACATTGCGGAGCTGGGTGTACTGGAGCCGATCATCGTCTGGAAAGACCCCGAAACGGGGCTCACCTGCGTAGTTGTTGGCCGTCAGCGCGTTAAACATACCCTGGAGGCAAATAAACTCCGTCTGAAAGAAGGCAAAGACCCACTGCTTGTACCTGGAGTCGTTAAGCGCGGTTCGGCAAATCAGATGGCTAAATACATGGTCAGCGAAAACGAAATTCGCCGACCCGATACGCCGCTTGGCCGAGCTAAAAAAATGTCAGACGCGCTCGACCGCGGGCTCGATGAGGACGACATGGCGGTGTTGTTTGGCTGCAGCGTTCAGACCGTTCGAGCAACGCTATCCCTGCTGGATGCCACACAAGCCGTCCGGGAAGCGGTGGAGTCTGGCACTGTTACCGTAACTCAGGCGCGTCAGCTTGGTACGCTCCCACCTGAAGAGCAGCGGGCAAAAGTGGCGGAAATCGAGCTGGCGACAACTGGCACAACCGGCCATGAAAAAGCCCGTCGCCAGCGTCAGATCCTCGGCGAGGCAAAGCCGCGTATCAAATCACGCAAGGAAATTGCAAAAGCCCTCGAAGATGCCAGTGGTGAATATGCCGAGGCTCTGCGCTGGGTGCTCGGGGAGGCGCAATGAATTTTGAACCTGAGAATTACAGCAAATACACCCAGCGTCGGTTCGCAGCCTTGTTCGATGTGATCTGCTGGGTGCTGATTGCCGTAGTAACCGTTGGTATCTGCATGTTTATTGAATGGGTGACAGCATGAGTAAATCACTGAACGCACGTTGCATCCGCCGCTGGGAAGTGGAATTCAAACCTTTCTGTGATTCAAAAGTTAACCCCTACTGGCGCAAGCGTGATCTGCGCGGGTATATCCGTGAAGCGGCGCTTACCACCGCCTACAGCATGGTCGAGAGCATGGCCGAACGTAACGCCAAGGTTGACTATGACGGATCGCTGTGTGGCTGGACGCCAGAATTTTCGGCCTGGTATCGGGAACGCCATGAACAGTACCTGAAAGAAGCGCGGGACTACCTGGACGAAGACGCTACTAACGACGAAATCGACGAAGAGATCGAAAACGAACTGGAGGCCTGGAATGACTGATATCACCGAGCTGACAGCGGAAAAACTTGAAGAAATCCGCCAGCGTTACCGCCCGACCTTAGCCCCTAAGTGCCACATTTGCGGTGTTGAAATGACAATTCAGCGCATGTCGGCAAGTCGTATCACTTATGGCTATGCTGGCGCTATCTATGACGAAACTGGTTGTCATTATGCTGAAGGCCGAAGCCTTGCCGATGACCACTACGCTGAATCACGCATAACGGTAGTCGATGTAAGTGATCCTGATGTTTTGGCTATGGTAGAGGCGCTGACGAAGGCGCAGCAGCGCATCGAGGAGCTAGAGCATGATCTGTCTGAATGGACAGACTGCAAGCGCGATGGTGCTATCTACTACGACATGAGCGGCCAAGAGCGCTGCGGGAGATGTGGTGCTGATCTATGACCAGCAAATTAAAGCGTCGTCGCTGGCGGCGCATGCGCGATGATTTAGCTTGGTATAAGGCGGAGGCAAAAGACCTTTATTCGCGGTTAATGGAATTAGCCGATGAAGTGTCAACACTTCGCCACCATGTTCTGGCCGTTCCTATGCCAGTGTTGGTTCCAGTTCAAACTTACGTAGCAATTACAGGAGAGGCAGACCACGAGCTATGTAAAAAATGTAATGACGGCATTCGTGGAGGATGCTCATCTTGTACGTATCGTAGAAGTTAAGCCGGTTGCAGCCGGTATATGGAGAAGAAATGTCACGTATGGTCTCTTTACTCGAATGGGCAAAAGATGAATTCGGTAGTGAAGCCCCTAGCGAGCGAGTATTAAAAAAATATGCTAAAGGCCAGATGATAGCACCACCACCGATGAGAGTCGGGAGGCGCTGGATGGTTGACAAAGAGGCTCGTTTTATAGGTGTAGTTGCTGAACCTCAACTTCCAATAAATGTTAACCCAAAACTGAGACGGATAATTAGCGATGGCAGCTAGACCGCGCACCCATAAAATCACTATTCCAAACCTATATTGCAAACTTGATAAACGTACCGGAAAGGTTTACTGGCAATACAAACACCCTATCTCTGGTCGTTTTCATAGCCTCGGCACGGACGAAGCTGAAGCAAAGCTGGTGGCAAGTGAAGCAAATACGATTATTGCAGAGCAGCGCACTAGGCAGATCCTTGGTATTAACGAGCGTCTGGCTCGCATGAAAGGAAACCGCACGGATATTACAGTTTCTTCATGGCTCGACAAATATGAATTGTTGCAGGAGGAAAGATTGAAACACAACGAACTGCGCCCAAACTCTTTTCGACAGAAAGCTAAACCAATCCGTCTTTTTCGTGAGCATTGTGGTATGCAATATCTAAAAGATATAACAGCACTTGATATTTCCGAAATAACAGATGCTGTTAAGGCAGAGGGTCATAACAGGATGGCTCAAGTTGTACGCATGGTACTAATAGATGTTTTTAAAGAGGCTCAACATGCTGGTCACGTTCCTCCAGGATACAACCCTGCCCAAGCAACGAAACAGCCACGAAATAAGATAAGCAGACAAAGGCTGTCTCTGGAGGAATGGGAGGCTATTTATACATCCGCCGAACAACAACAACAACCTTATTTGCAATGTGGAATGTTGCTTGCCATTGTAACAGGGCAACGCCTCGGGGATATTTGCAATATGAAGTTTTCGGATGTATGGGATGATATGCTGCATATTGAGCAGGAGAAAACAGGAACTCGTTTAGCCATTCCCCTTTCTCTCAGAAATGAGGCGTTAAATATTACTCTGAGTGATGTTATTTCAAAATGTAGAGATGCTGTGGTGAGTAAATATCTTGTTCATTTTCGCCATAGCACCTCACAGGCTAGTCGTGGTGACCAAGTGTCAGCCAAAACACTTACTTCAACGTTCAAGAAAGCACGGGATAAAAGCGGTCTTACCTGGAAAGAAGGAACAGCACCGACTTTCCATGAACAGAGGTCTCTTTCAGAGCGATTGTATCGTGAGCAAGGAATAGACACTCAGAAACTATTGGGCCACAAAACAATGAAAATGACTGACATATACAATGATGACCGCGGCAAAGAGTGGATCGTTGTTGGTAAAAAAGCAGTATGA